CCGTGGCCGCAGCCTCGAACGGGCTCTACTACGATGCACTATTCTGGCTCGGCATGGCAGGAATATCTGGCGTGGCTTCTGGATTGTTCGGTTCCTCAAAAAAGACGACCTACGACGCCAGTGAAGGCGACCCCTACTCGAACTTCGGCAACGAAGGATCGAGGGCGATTACCGCCGTCGCAAGCCGCGCGGCGTCCAACAATGTGTCGTTCCAGATCATCGACCAGACCTCCAAGAGTGTGACCATCGACCGTCAAGTGACGACCAACGCGGATGGCTCAAAACTCATCAAGTCGGTGATCCGAGACGTGGCCCGCGAGGAAATGGCGAACGGTTCCTTTGACTCCACAATGCGTTCCCGCTACGGCATTGGTACTGCCGGACGAAGGAGAAACTGATGGCGATCGAATATCTGTGGCCGAGCGATCTTCCGCAAGTTCCCATGCAGGAGGACTGGGGTGTGACGTTCGAATCCCCTGTCAAGGAAACGCAGATGGACGCTGGCCCCGCGAAGAAGCGCTTGAACTACTCCAAGGGCATGGAGCTGATCTCCATCGGCTATACCCTTGACCTCGACGAACTCGCCCGGTGGAAGAGCTTTCTTCGACGCATCGCGTATGGCGCGCTTTCCTTCAAGTGGCCCGATCCGCGCGTCGGGAAACGGATAAAAGTTTCGATCAAGGCAGACTCCATCAAGGAAGAGTCCCTTGGCATGTACACCCATCTCACCTTTACCCTGGAGGCATGGTAATGAGCCGTTCTTTCTCGGCTGCCGCGATCGCTGCGCTGTATGCTTCAGAGACTTCCGCTTACTTTCCCACCCTTTGCAAGATAGACCACGCACAGTTTGACAATCCGTGGTATGTTGTCAACAACACGGAAGCGGTGGTCTATGACGGGCATACCTATGAGCCGTTCCCGTTCAAGTTCACCCCGCCTTCGCAACAGGAAGGCCAAGGGAATGACGCGACGTTCACGATCGACGAGATCGATGCGTCGATCGCCGAGTCGATCAAGAATGTCGATTCGGCCTACCCGTTGACCGTCACCCTTGTCGCGGCTATGGTTGACGGTTCCAGCGCCCCGGAAGCGCTGATCCCGTGGGAGTTTACCTTGAAAAAGTTTTCCAGCAATGGTACAGTCTTGACGGGAACCTTGGTGCTTGACGACGTTCTCGACAACCAGATGGGGCCGATAGAGTTCACCCCCTCGCTGTTCCCTGGAGTGTTCTAATGAGCAAAGAACCGCATTGGGCTGGAGACTATGTGGGCATTCCTTTCGTGGCAAAAGGCCGTTCCGAGAAAGGGCTTGACTGTTGGGGCTTGGTGCAGAAAGTGCAGATGGAGCAGTTCGGCATTTTCCTCCCGTCGCTCGACGGAAAATACTCCGAACTCACCGTGGAAGGAAACTCCCGCGTGATCGCTTCCGCGGTGCACGAACTTCCTGTTGAAAAAACCGAAAACCCCCTTGAAGGGGATATTGCCGTTTTATCCCTTGGAGGGTATCCCGCGCACGTTGGCGTGTACTGCGTTATCGAAGGAACGCCAATGATCCTTCACGCCGATCCTCTTGGCCGTTGCGATTCGAGATTGTCCCGAGTGTCCGATCCTTCCATTGCCGCGAGAATAGAGGGGTACTATCATGTCATCTAGAATCACCGTTTTTCCGCACCCGTTGACCGCCGACCGTGAAGTGCTGATCGTCGAACCCGGCACTACGTTGCGCAAGGCAATCACCACGGCGCTTCCGAAGATACGGATCGAATACCTCTCGGTTTATCAGAACGGGAAACGGGTGTCGGACATCGATACGCCGGTCGCCGACGACGCTTTCTTCCTGGCGAGGATGGAGCCACAAGGAGCGGCAGGACAAATAGTTGGCGGCATAGCCTCCATTATGCTTGGTGTAATACTTACGGCTACGGGGATCGGGGCAGGCATCGGCGGGTATCTCATATGGGGCGGTGTAGGACTTATAGCGACTGGTCTCGTAACTGGAGAGGCCGAAAGAAACTCTGCAAAGGCAAAAAAATCACTGTCCCGTCCTGGGTTGTCGGGCGGCGGGAACTCCGCCAATCCCAACGGCAAGGTTCCCTGGATTTTCGGAACGCATCTCATCACGCCTTACTATGGAGCCGCGCCTTACACCTCCATTGGCGGAACTGATGGAGAGCAGGAATATCTTCATATGCTGTTTGTCGTCGGATACGGCAAACTGGCCCTCTCGAACTTCAAACTCGGAACGAAACTTCTTGCCACCAATCTGGCGGCGGTCATGGACGGCGACGTGGCGATCGACGGCAATTTCTCCGATTCCAATGTGTCGCTCGAAATCCAGCAGTCGGGGAGCATCCCCGCGCTCTATGACGCTTCCGGCTGGACGATCAAGGAAACATCCGTCGATTCCGATCTCGCGGGATTCAGGAATTCCCTGTCGAACTCCGGCATCTCGGGCGGCGAACTTGACGGGCTGACCATCACGGTCAACGCGACGAACAAGACCATCTATCGCTCCGCAGGAAACTGGGGAACGGCGGGCGTGAGCATCGGCGATGTCATCACGCTTTCGGGCATGGCTAACGCGGGCAACAACTACCCCATGATCGTCACCAACGTCTCCGGCAGCACCCTTACTTGTTGGGAAGCGACGGATATGGTGGACGAGACCCACGCGAGCATTTCGGCGACCGTCGCCCCTGGAAATATCGTCGAGACCGCGAAACGGGTCAGGAAGATTTCGTGGACGATAGAGTTCCCGAGGGGTCTTGTCAAGTGGAATGTCAATTCCCCCACCAATTATTCCGTTCCCGTCAAGGCATACTATCGCCAGAAGGGCGGTTCCGACGGGTCATGGATCGCGGCCCCCGCGTGGACGGGCGAGAGCGGCACCACAATCACGCGGAACAAAGCAATCACGATGCGCTTCACCACGATCACCGCCGATCTCGGAACGTCCTACACCGGGGAGTACGAGACCCGTGTTGTCGTGGAACAGCCGCAAGCGAACAATGATGACACCTACACGTACTTCGAGGACTGCACCTGGGCATCCGTGCGCACCCATCATGGCATAGCCCCCGTGTCCTCGAAGGCCGCGGACAAAGTGGTGCTGGTTGCCATGAAGATTCGCGCTTCCTACCAGCTTCAGAACACGATCGACCAGTTCAACGTGATCGCCACGCCAGTCCTGACGCGCGCCGGAGCGGGAACCGATGAGGCCTACATCCGTGCGTTGCCTAACAATCCTGCCGCCTCCTTTGTTCACGCTTGCATGGACTCGATCAACCCCCGACCGAGGCCCGCCGCATCGATGGACTTTGCCACGCTCCGCGCCTGGGCGGACAGTTGTGCAGGCATAGGGTTGGAATGCAACGCGGTCATTTCGTCGGGCAGCGATATGCGCACGATGCTTCAGCAGATCGCATCGGCGGGAAGGGCTTCGTTCTACAAGAAGGACATGCTCTATTCCGTGGCCGCGGACTTCGCCAAGGCCACGACCGTCGCCCATATCACGCCGCGCAACGCATGGGATTTCGCGTACACGCGATCGTTCGAAACCTTGCCGCACGGATTCAAGGTGCCGTTCACCAACAAGGATCAGGACTACGAGAGCGACGAGCGAATCGTGTTGGGCGACGGATATATCTACGACACGGAAGAGGATGGCGTTCTCCGGGATGCGTTCGGCGTGGAACACACGACGAGCGAGGAATATCTCCCCGGACAGAACTATGTCGAGGCGACCGAGTTCGAAGAGCTTTCCTTGTTCGGCGTTACCGACAAGGATCAGGCGTGGCTCATGGGCCGCTACGAGTGGGAAAGCCGCAAGTATCGCAATACTGTGTATTCGGTCAGCATGGACATCGAGCAGTTGGTCGTTACCTTGGGCGACAAGGTACGATTCAGCCATCCCATCTTGTCGCAAGCGTTATATTCTGCCAGAATTTCGGGCCTTCTCTATGACGGATCGGGAGACGTGAACGGCGTCAGGCTCGACGCGCCCGTTACCGTTGCGGCGACCTACGGATGCCGCATCCGCACCCCTGACACGTCGATCTACCGCGCAATTTCCAATGCGGCGGGGGAAACGAGTTCCTTGTCATTCTCGACGGTCATCGCCATTGCGGATGCCCCCAGTGTCGGCGATCTTGTCATGGTAGGGCCTGCCGGTCTTGAAACGGAAGAGCTTATCGTTCAAGGGGTGCAGTTCAACGACGACTACTCGGCGCAACTCACCCTTGTGCCCTATGCCGATGAAGTGTTCGGCCCGGATGATGATACCCCTCCTGATTTCTACTCCAGGATCATCAAGGCAGGGCCGACGGTCGTTGAGAGAGCCTTGGCGAGCGACGAATATGCCAGAACTATTGCCGATCGCCAAACTGATCCGGTGAGTATTTCGGGGTCGTATTCCGATTATCTCGATGGCCTTATGCAGGATCAAGTTGATCGGGCCATTACCTACTACACGCAAGCTGATGATCCTTCTACCGCATGGACGACCGATGCCCTTAAAAAGGAACACATCGGAGACTATTGGAGAACATCGACCGGAGCAGTATGGCACCAGTGGTCAGGGGCAGCGTGGACAGAAATTTCTGATCCTGTCGCGCAGCAAGCGGCGGACGACGCTCAGACTACTGCCGATACGAAAGTAACCGTGTGGGCTGATCTTGCCACAGCACAGACTTATGCCGAAGCAAACGACCTTTTCCTGGCTTCCGGGTTGCTTTACCGATGTCTCACTGCTTTGGCCGCTACGTATGAACGCATCACACCGAAACGATGGCCGGACGGCACAACACTCCCTGTTGCGGCAACGCACGAACCGTTGCTGAAAGGGGATACCTTCTACAAAACGGACACGCTTCAGTGGTACGTCTATACGACCTCGTGGGAAGCAGATGGCCCTTCTCTCAAGACCATTCCCGCTACCTACTCCCCCAAGAACCTCGGTCGGTACAACGCGGCACACCCGTCGTCCCACAATCCTGGGGATTACTGGACGGTCTATGATACCGACGATTCGCCAATTCAGCGAGGCATTTGGTACGACAATGCGGGGACACCCGCAAGGATTAGCGCGGTTTCGGGCGAGACGGGCTACACCACGGATGCCGTGCTTCTCGCCAAGCTCTCGGCGTGCATGGCTGACGTGGCGTGGTGCGAAAAGAACAGCTATGGAACGGCGGCGAATTACGGAATCGCAATGTTTTTCGAGAGCTTCGGGGCGGTAACGGCGTTCATTCAACGGCTATTTGTAGGGTCATTCAGCATCGTAACCACTGCTGGAGGAAACGTTTTCAAGGTACTTCCCGAACACCTGACAGCTTCGGGCAGGGTAACAACTTCTTGGGCACCGGCAAAGTTTTACATGACCGATGGCGATGCTTCCGTACTACAAAGGGTCATATACAAAATTCCCTGTGCCGGGTATCTGCGTGTCAATATCACATGCAGAACAATAGATACATCGAAAACGCTCTACGTAAGACCCTACAAAAATGGCAGCGCTGTGGGTACAGAGCATACAACATCAAGTGCTGCCTTAGTTACTTTTACCGACGATATTGCAGTAGCCGAAGGTGATTTATTGGAGATACAAGAGAAAATCAGCGATACCACGGCTCTCGCTGCCGGAGTTACTGATTTCTACTTGTCTATTGCCGAGACGCCAGGATTACTGAAGTACTTGGCTATGTAGGAGGAACTATGAAGTGTTTTTCGGTTCTTTTGCTCATCGTCATGCTCTGTGGTTGTGCACCAATCGCAGACACTCCAATGCTTCTTGACGCTACTTGGCGGGGTACGACTATTACGCTACTGACCTCTAGCGGGCCAATGTATTTTGCGGCTCCTAGGAATAGTGCAAGCGACCAAATTGCTATCGCCACCCATGTAGTGTACAAAAACGATCATTGGTACATTTGGGACGGTAACTATCGAGAGGAAATATTTGTTATGGACACTCAATAGCCTTCCTTGTAGTCATCTGCTCCCTTGCACTTTTCTCGCTTTCGCTATATAATGAAAGCGAAAAGTGCAAGGAGGCCAGCATGTCAGAAGAGCATCCGATTGCCTACCACGATAAAATGCT